CGAAAGGATAAAATTCTGTCTTAACGGTATAGATGAGAATATTGCGCAGAAATCGGACGGCGAAGAGGAAAAACAGCTTATTTACAGTACGATTGCGGATGAAGTGGGGCAGTTCACCAACACAGATAAAAACTGCGAGGTGTTCAACGACTATGAAAACAATGTTGCATCAGCGTACTATTCTCATGCCGAAGGGTATAAGACTACGGCTAACGCTCCGTACAGCCATGCGGAAGGGAGCAACACTGTAGCATCCGATCTATCCTGTCATGCAGAAGGCAGTGGAACGACCGCTTCGGGAAATTGTTCTCATGCTGAAAACACAGGCTGTATCGCAAGCGGAAGCAACTCACACGCAGAGGGGTATCATACTATAGCACGGGGAGAGCATTCGCACGCATCGGGAGCTCACACAATTGCGGGGATGGAGGTCTTTGCACTCGGAAGGTATAACAAAAAGGCTGAAGATGTGGCACTTGTTGTCGGTAACGGCTGGGGAAGCGGTAGCAATGAGTGGAGAAGCGATGCACTGACGCTTGACTATAGCGGTAATCTGAAACTTGCTGGAAATCTGACAGCAAATAGTCCCGGATGGGATTATTTAGGCGCCGAAATACACGGTGCAGCCAGATTCGGAAACAACTGGACGAGCGACAGCACGAGTATTTTACTTGCGGTCGGTAACGGGGCGGACAGCAAGAATCTGAGGGATGCCTTAACGCTTGACAGTGATGGTAATCTTCATATTTCGGGAAAGTTTACAGCTGACGGGGGTGTTAGCTATGTGCTTCCCTCTGCAACTGCCGACACGCTCGGTGGGGTGATGATTGGCGATAACATTAATGTATCGGACAGCGGTACAATATCGGTGAATCTGTCGGCGTACCTGAAAAACTCGGATATAGCGGACTGGGCAAAAGCTGAAAGCAAGCCTGCGTATACGGCGGAGGAAGTAGGAGCGGCAGAGAAGAATCATACACATAATATGTCGGATATTACGGATATGCCCGCTATGAGCAGCACGAGGCAGCCCAAAAATGCGCA